ATCTGCTCGATAAGGCGACCGATGAATTGACCGAGGCTCGGCGTCGGCTCCAGAGAGCACAGGACAAGCTCGGAAACATCAAGGGAATGAAGCCGCCGAAGGACGAGCCATGATCCGCACCATCGCCCAAGCCCTCGTATTCCTCGCTGCCTTCCTGTTCATCGTAGCGGAAGTGCAGCAGTTGGATGATCAAAGCGAAGTTGCTTATTGGAGGCCGCAGTGAAACGCAAATACCGCGAAGCCATGCGCGCAGCGGCCCGCGAGCGGGACGAGCGCCAGGACGACGCCGACGACGACGCGACTGAGGCGCGCGACTGGCACGATGAGTGGGCCCGGACGCACCACATGCCCGAGCAACCAGCAGATTTTCAAACGGAGATGACGAAGTGAAAAGCGAAACGATCGAAATGACCCTGGAGCCGGTCGAGGAGAAGCCGCAGCAGTATGCGGTTGCACAGCAGCGCGAAACTACCATGGCAGTCGCTGTGACGCCGGTTGATCTGCTGCGTCGAGCTCTGGACAGCGGCGCCGATCTGGATCGCCTGGAACGCCTGATGGACCTCCAGCAGCGCTATGAAGAAAACGAGGCTCGCAAGGCTTACGTTGCCGACATGGCCGAGTTCAAGCGCAATCCCCCAGAGATCATCAAGGATAAACAGGTCGGTTATACCGGCAAAGACGGATTCGTCGGGTACTCGCACGCATCGCTGGGCAACGTTACGAGTGCGATCGTCGAGGGCCTGGCGCAGCATGGTTTCAGCCACCGCTGGGACACCGAACAACAGGGTAGCAACGTCATCGTAACCTGCATCCTGACGCATCGTATGGGCCACAGCGAGCGCACCACGCTGACCGCCGCGAAAGACGATTCGGGCAAGAAGAACAACATCCAGCAGATGGCGTCGACCGTGACCTACCTTCAGCGCTACACGCTGCTGGCCGCGACCGGGCTTGCAACCAAGGAGCAAGACGACGACGGCACCAAGGCGGAACTGGATACGTCTCTTGCCGACAACTGGATCGCCCGCGTCAATGCGGCGCCGACGGATGCAGACGTAGTCAAGGTGTGGGAACTCGGCATCGTCGCCATCGAGAAGGCGAAGGACCAACACGCCTACCGCGAGTTCAAGGCAGCCGTGGCTGCGCGCCGTGCTGTTCTGGCAGGAGTCGAACCATGAAGTTCATCCAATGCCAACAAGGCACCCCCGAGTGGCATGCAGCCCGCGCTGGAAAGATCACCGCCAGCTGCTTCGCCGAAGCCATCAGCCGCTGCCAAAAGAAGTCTGGGACGCGTAGTGTCGGCGATCCGACGGCGGTAGCGGAGCGTTACGCCGCTGACCTCGCGATTGAGCGCGTGAGCGGCCACCCGCACGGCGAACCGCCGAAGGCCTGGGTGCTGGAACGTGGTCATGAGATGGAAGCCGCAGCCCGCATGCTTTACGAAGCACGTACGCGCTCATTCGTGACGGAGGCCGGAATCTGCCTCACTGACGACGGCGTGTTCGGCTATAGCACCGATGGGCTCGTCGATAACGATGGCCTCATCGAAGTGAAGGCCCCAATCGACAGCAGCAAGATCCTGGCTATGTGGCAGACCGGCGACACGTCGGAATACGACCACCAGATGCAGGGCGGAATGTGGATCACCGGCCGGAAGTGGTGCGACTTCATCATGTATGTGCCGGATCTGGCTGCCGTGGGCAAAGACCTGTTCGTGAAGCGCGTTTTCCGTGACGACGCATTCATCGACAGCATGGTTGAGCAACTGGCCGAGTTCGACAAGCTGGTAAGCAAGTACGAAGCCGTTCTGCGCCGAGCAGTGGCAAGCAACGATCGGGAGGCAGCATGACCGCCATAGTCCTGATGAAGACGCCAAACGGTGCATTGGTGCCAGCTGACCCGCAAGCGAGCGAATACATCGCAAAGTTGAAGCTCGGCGCCCCGGTCAAGGCGGAAGTTAAGCGAGTACGGAACTACCAGTTTCACAAGAAGCTGTTCGCGCTCTACGACTTCGCTTTCGACAACTGGACGCCGACTGAGGCGACCTACAAAGGGCAGGTCGTCGAGAAAAACCGGGAGCAGTTTCGCGGCGACCTTACCGTTCTGGCCGGCCACTACATCACGACGGTGACCCTGAAAGGCGAAGTGCGACTGATTCCCAAGTCGATCAGCTTCGCGAACATGGAACAGGGCGAGTTCGACGATCTGTACAACGCCACAGTGAACGTTGTCCTGAAACGCATCCTGACCAACTACACCCGCGACGACCTAGACGCGGTGATTGATCGCCTGATGGGCTTCCTCTGAAAGAGACGACATGAACGATAAGAATCTGCAAGACATCAAGGACACGGTTACGGACGCCGGCAAGGCGCTGCTTGCGTACAGCAAGACCGGTGCCGCATTTCTTCCCTTCGACGGCGATCTGTACGTCGCAGTCGGTACGCTGGCCAGCATCGCGCACGTAGCTGGCAAGAGCATGGATGAAGCCGCGCCAGCAGCACAGGCACAGGCCGAACTGACCGACGAGCGGATCGACCAACTGTGGCGGCACTCGTGCGACGTCGGCGGCGACACCACGCAGCAATTTACGCGTCACTTCGCAAAGGCGATCGCCCGCGAGGTTCGCCTCTCCGCTGTACGAGAGCACGAACCGTCCAACCTGGTGGCGGACCTGAGTGAGTTCACCGAGCGCAGTATCCGCGAACATGCGGACTTCCGCGACGACATCGAGCGCTTGTCGACTGCGGACAGCCGGACTCGCAAGGCGCTGCGCAAAGAGATTTACGACACCATCGATGCTCGCGTGCGCAATGCAGTGAAAGCTGCGTTGTCCAGATGCTCCGGGGCCGCTGTACGAGAGGCGCGCAACGAGGCGCTGAACGAGGCAGCGAGCCTTGCGGATAAGGTGGCAGACGGCTACTGCGAAAGCCAGAGCGGCAAATGGCCTGAGTTGCGCGATGACGCCGAAACCGGAGCGCGGTCCTGCGCCGAACAAATCCGCGCTCTCAAGGCCGCCAGCAAGGAAGGAGACGCATGATGCTTTGGACAGTTGCGCGATTCCCGAACGGCTCGTGGACATCTGGAGGCAAGCCGAACGACCCCGATTACGCCTTGTGCGAAGTATGGCGCATCGAAGCTGACAGCCGCACCGAGGCGGTACGCAAGGCGCAGGCAAAACGTAGCCGCGAACGCGCCAAAGCTCGGGCCGCTGCCGCCAGCACTGAGAACGGCCAACGTGGGAGCGGTGATGCCGAAGGCTAATACGAAAGCATGGTTTACCAGCCCGATCGCGCATATTACTTTCAAGAAGGTCGATGCGTGGGCTGAATACAACCGGAAATTCCGGCCATTCTTCCCGACTTGGAAGGAGGCGCACGATTGGATGCTGACGAAAGCTACCGAACGTCTCAAGCAGGCCGAGCGCGAATTGAAACGAGCCCAGCGCAGCATTCAAAAAATCAAAGAAATGAAGGAGCCAAGCCATGACTGAATCGACGAACCACGCACCGGCAGGAATAGACCTGGACAAGCCGATTACCGGCGAAGACCTGATGCGCGTCGTCTTCAAGCGGCCCGACCTATCCGAAGCCGGGCGAGAAGCAGAAATCAGCTATGTGATGCGAGGCAAAGGCGAAATCATCGTAGCCGGCGGAGACTTCGACGCGCTGGCCGCGCACGTCAACGCCCTCGCTCGCCGGGCTGCAGCAGATGCACCGGCAGCGCCAATTCAGGAGGCCGTGACAAATCTGCGTGCAGCGCGCGATGTGCTTGATCGAGAGCAGGCGCGGGCCGCTGGTTCGCACGCTCATATCGATGCAGCGAACCAGTACCAGTTCGCCATCGTGAAGCTTGTTGATGCCGCTCTCGCCCACCCTATCGGACAGGTATCGCCCGCTATCGACCAAGCCGACGACGCGCTGCATGCGCTGATAGTCAACGTCCTGAGCCAGCATCGTATGGTGCGCATGTTCGAAGTGGAAGACGATGGCGCGCTTGGGAATTCCTATCCGCTAATTGACCGCCTCAGCTTGGATGATGGGCAGGATGTCGCCAGCGGCAAGGAAGAAATCGACGCCATTGCTTGGGCCATCGTTGACGCGATGCCGGCCCAGTCTCCCGCGCCTGTGTGCCATGCGCCGGCCAATTTGCCACTCGGCCCGCAGCGCTGGTCGAAAGAGGCCGAGATGATGGAATCGTGGGCAGCGCATGCTGACGCCAAAGCCACCCAAACGGCCCCAAACGAGCCCCAAAGCGCGCATGCACAGCAGGGCGCCGCGACG